TTTTAGCAACATAGTAAAAACAAAATTGAAAACTAGAAGGTGTTGAAGTACTAGAAACACTTGAGCCTGCTGTAGCATATAAATAAATACTAGGACTCTTTTTTCTATCTACATAATATTGAGAAGGTGTTCCTTGTGCTAATTTATTAGGAGTTGCATTATAAGATGATCTGTCAATTTTAGTTAAAGCAATATCTTGTGGATTAGATGTATCTGAATTGTTTCTATAAAAAGCTTCTAATACTTCTGAAATATCGCTTGGAAAATTAATAGTATCACTTGCATAATTATATTCAGCTTGTCCTAATATTAAAGGAATTTTTGCAAGTTTTATTTTCCATAAATGAATTCCTCTATTACCCCATTCTTGAAACATAATGTTTAAAGAACGTCTTGCACTTCTTAATTGATACCCTGTTCGCGTTCCGCCAATACCAGTTCTCTCATAAGCTTCTTCTATAACATCATCTATTTGTGGATCAAATTCAGTAGTTCCAGAAGTTGGGGAAATAGTTTGCGCTTGATTACCCATGCCTGCTGTTGAGGCATTGTAATAAAATAATACCGGAGCGCCGATTGTTGCTACCGGAGCGACGACGATTTGAGTATATGCTCCTGAAGTACCTGGAGTGCCTACAGTTGTTACACCATTTGTATAAGCAACACCACCTGATGTATTAGTACCATCTTTAGTAGATGAAAATGCAAATGTAAAACCAGCATTAGATGCGGCTGATTGATCAAATATGTAAGTATCTCCTTCATATAAATAAAGAACAGGACTTACAGTACCATTAATAAAAAATTTATTAGTACCCGCACCAAATGCGTTTTGACCCGTTGCGACGGTTACTGTGTAAGTTGTAGTCGCCATGCGATATTAATTTGCTGTTAAACCTGGTGCAGAATATCTATCTGTCAATAATGTATAAGCAGCGATGTTAGTTTTTGTTTTACAGTAAATTCCTTTTGGAAAAACAATTCCATCTTCTGGAAAAGAAATATTAACAACATCTCCTGTTGGAACGTCACCTATAAATAAAGTTGTTCCTGAATTAGAAGTTGTAGTTAATTCTAAAAGCCCTGCTCCAACACCATCAGATGCAATAATAATTCCTCTTAAACGAATAGGCTGTGCTACGATTGCTGTTGCTCCAGCTGCTGCCGCTGATCTAGTTGCTTGTATATCACTTTTATAACTCATTTTATCTCCTTATTAAAGAGCTCCCGAAGGAGCTCTTTTAATTATTAATTATTTACGCTGCAAAAGCGAAAACACCTGTAGAACTTGCACTACCTGCGCTTACTGGGTTTGGTTGCATTCTATAAGATACTGTCCATGTACCATCTTGTGCACATGAAAAATAAATATAAGAACCCTGACTAAATAAATTAGTTGTAGCGTTTGCTGGTGTATACTCAAGACGAGTTTCACCTGCAGTTGATGTATCAATAGAAAGAGCGTTAGTTGTTCTGCTTTCAATTATTGATCCTGTTGCAAGTACATCTGTTCCTGCACAATCAAAAATTAATTTAGCAGTTCCGCCAGTTGTATCAACTGATTGAGCATGAACTACTACTACTCCTGCTTTAGCTGCTGGTAATGTTACAGTTTGAGCTGCAGCACCAGTGTAATTATTTACTGTTATAGTATTAGCAGCGTAAGTTAAAGTTGTTGCTGTTGCTACTGTAGATGCAGTAAGACCTGTAAGTCCAGGTATAATTGATCCAAGAAATCCAACTCCGTTTTGTGAAAGGACTGGTCCTGAAAATGTTGTTTTTGCCATAGTTATATTCTCCTAGTTATTCCAATCTAGTCTCTAGGCTGTCGACTATACGCGTCTAGATCAGAAGGTTATGTATAGTGATATAAATATAGCTTATTTTTTGAAAGAGCGCAAGATATCCTTGCATGAATTTCTTAATTTCAATGTTGTAGCTTTTTATTAAGTAGCTACTGAAACTTCAGGGGCAGCATTTAAAATAGCAGCTTCTCTATATGCTATTCTGCTCTCTTCAAGCTTGATCTCAGAGATAGTTTCTTTAATTTTACTATCTATTTGGACCATGTCTAGAGTATACTTGCCATTGTCAAGATACTCTTGCTCCCACTTCAACTCCAAGATCCTCTTTTGTCTGTATAGGTCTTGTATCATCTATAACCTCCTCAAAAGTTATACGTTTAACTCGGCTGGTATGTGACCTGCCAAGATTTTCCCATTTTATACTTTTTTCTCCTATTTTGTCAAGTATAGCGTTTTCAACAGAATCAGGATTGTCCTCAGCTAAAACATTGAATTTAGCATGATGACCATAAGCCCAAATATGTATGAGAAAGTTTTTCATGATTGAGTTTTAGTTTAGCACAAAAAAAAAGGGAGGTCAAGAGACCTCCCTTTTTAAGAAAATAATCTTTTAACGATTATGTCGCGTCTGATCCGAAAATACCTCTAGGGTCAGAGAATCCGAATACATATCTCTCTCTAGCTTTGTATCTTACGTTACCAGTGTCGAAGTCACCTTCCATAGTAGTTTTGATAGGTGATCTCATGAAATGTTTAAGACCATTTGGTACATCTGTTTTAAGGAACCATTTTTTATTAGAAGTCAAGAAGTGATTCACAACATAACCTTGTGGAATCATTCCCATATTTCTAATAGCATTGATGTCATTATCAGCTGTAGCCGTTCTACCTTGAGACGCCATTAGTCTGTCAGCAGTAAATTGTAGAGCAGAAGGGATAATTAATTTCATTCCTCTTGCTGCAATTTTTAGGCCTCTTTCATCTGTAAACGCCGCGATATCAATTAGAGCTTGCTCTAAAGATGTCTCGTTCAAGTCTGCTGGAGTAGTTAACTCGTTTGAGAAAGTTCCAGAAAGAGTTGGGTGATTAGTCGCACATAATGCTACTCCGTCACCACCGGCATAAGTGTTACTAAATGCATTATTTAGTACTGCCGCTCCTTTAACTTGCTTAGTGTTTGCCATAGATCTTGCTAAAGCTTTTGTATATCTAGACGCTAGTCTGTCATACAAATTGTCTTCAATAGCTTCTTCTGTGATTGCAAACGCTAACGCGATTGTTTCGTTTGTGTAACGAGCCGTGAAAGTTTCTTGTGCATCATCAAATGTTACACCTTGACCTTCTGGCTTAACAGCTGCGTTTCCGAATCCTGATAACATAACTTCTTCTTCAAAAGCTCTGTCTGAAGTTTCAGTATCGAAAATTTCTGCTGCTTCGTTTACGTATTGTTTGTACTCAAGTCCGAATAGTGCATTCAAACCTGGCTCTAGTTCTTTAACTAGTTGTGCTCGTGATATAGCCATATTTATTTATCTCCTATTCGCTATTAATTATACAAAGACGATGATTTAGCAATTTTTACGATAATATTTGCACCTGCTGCAGTTAAATCACTGTTTTCAGGGTCATTTGCTGATCGTACTAATGTAAACATAGCCGTTGTAGCTGCAGATCCAATATCTAAAGTCGTAATAGATTGACCATCTATATTAGAAGATGCAGTGTAGTTGTTAGTATTCATTTGATTAGCCGCACCAAATTTTGCTTGAGCTGTTGCTGCATCTGTTCCCAGTGCTGCATCTGCTTTTATCACATATTCTTGGTTTGAGTTATCAATCACGAAGGCTGTAATGTTATTAGAGCCTGTGTTGTAGTTAACACTAGTTGCAGTAGAAGCATCTACTGAATTAGCGAAAGTTGGTTTTCCGTTAGAACTAATATAAAAAAAACCGTTAAATACACCTATTAAAAGTGCTTCTGAGGTATTTGTATAAGAAGTTCCACCTGCTCCACCATCATCAGTTGTAGTAAAAGATGCATCCTGTACAAATCCTTGTGCTCCGCCTGAGTCTTGGACTGATACTGGATCTCCTTTAAAAGAACCAACGCCTGGTGATGTTTGGATAAAGTACTCAGATTGTCCTGACGTAGCTGGAGTGTTTCCAACAGTCATTACAGCTCGAAGTCCAAATCCAGTTGTGCTTGCGTTTGCCATATTTTTTTCCTTGTTATTGTTTTAAGT